ACCGGCATCTGTGAAGGCATGACCATCTGTTCGTTCTCCTGCGCCCTCAAGTGTAAACTTTAGCCACTCGGTTGTCTCACGCTTATTGGCACGGAGGGCAGGCGCATTCTTTGTCCACAGCGAGGTGACTGAGGATTACTGCAAGCAGCTGACCTCGGAGGCGCGCATGGTTGTGGAAGGCCGCCCCAAATGGGTGAAGCGGTCGCGCCACAACCATTTTCTCGATTGCTTTGATCCTGAGACTGAGCTTCTGACCGAAGATGGCTGGATGCGCGTCGAGGACGCAGTGTCCTATGCCGGGCGCTTCGCAACGGTCAACCTGGACCGCGACGTGATTGAATATCAGGTCGCGTGCAACGCGGTCGCGCGCTGGCACTCGGGTGAGATGGTGCAGATAAAGGGCCGGTCTGTAGACCTCCTTGTGACGCCCAATCACCGAATGGTGACGCAGCGCAGGAATCCCGTGGACAAAACCTCTCGCCTCACTTTGGCGAAGGACTTAACCATTTGGCACACGCTCAAACGGTCCTCGAATTGGGTAGGTGAGCGACACGATGTCGTGACCCTGCCTGAGTTATCACTCAAGTCGACCAATTGGCGAAAGTTGAGTGAGCCAGAGCGTTCTTTCAATGCCGGAGACTGGTGTGAGTTTCTTGGCTGGTACATCTCCGGCGGGCATACCACCCACCAAGGCAACTATGCCAGGGTTGTTATCTCGCAGGGCCCTGGTGAAAAGGCAGACCGCATTGCGGCTCTGCTTGATCGGATGGGTCTCGCCTATGGCATCCATGGTGGGCGACAGTTCGTCATTTCATCGCGGCAGATCGCGGCGGCATTGGCTGACTGCGCAGGCGAGGATGGTCGTTGCACCTCCAAGCGCGTTCCGGGTTTTGTCCGACGTGCGAGCAACGACCTGATCGACCGGTTCCTTGATGCCGCCATCCTCGGCGATGGATGGGTTCAGAATGGGTATCGTGCCTATGCGACGGTCAGCGCCAAGCTGGCTGACGATATGCAGGAGCTTTTTATCAAGGCCGGAAGGAGCGCAAATATCGTCCGACGCGAGGCCAAGCCTTGCTCCATCAACGGACGGACCTCGCCCAATACAGTCGACCAGTATCACGTCTATGAAATTCGGACCGCTGCCGCTTCGCTGCGTCGCGCGGACAACACCCCGATCTTCAAAAGGCTTGGCTACTCTGGGATGGTGTATTGCGTGACTGTACCAAACGGCACGCTGATCGCGCGTCGCAATGGCAAGCCCGCAATAGTTGGTAACTGCGAGGCGATGTGTGCGGCCATCGGCTACACGCTCAACGTTCAACGCATCCCCGAGGGTGTTGCGCGCTCAGAGCAGGCAGGTCCTGCATCTGGATCCTCTGACAGTGCCACCAAGGATGATCGGTTGCCATCATCAGAGCCCAGCTCATCCCGGGGCGCAGGCGGTGGCGCGCTGCGAAACCGCTTCTCGCATGCGGGGAGCAGACTGAACAGGTAACCGCATGTCCATTATCTCAAAAGTCCGCGATCTGATCACAGGATCGCTACCGCCAGCGCCGCCCCCCGCTGGCGGCGTATCCTCACGGCCGACGGGGCAATATATGCGTGGCGGTCGGGGGGTTACATTTGCGGGCTGGAAGCCAGCACTGCGCGAAGCGCAGGACGATATTGCTGATGCGTGGGATGATGCCGCAGCGCGGGTGGGCGATCTTTTGCACAACAACGGCTGGTTGGCCGGCGCTGTGGATCAGGCGGTGGCCAACACGGTGGGCACGGGACTGCGGCTTAAGTCTATCCCCGAGAATGAGACCTTCGGCATGACGGGTGTCGAAGCATCTGAGTGGTCTAAAACTGTCGAGCGGCGGTTTGAGCTGTGGGCGCGCAATGCGCAAGAATGTGATATTCAGGGTCTACGAACCTTTGGGCAGATGCAAAGTGCGGCGTTTCGTTCATGGCTGATCACTGGCGAAATCCTCGCCGAGCTGCCGTTTCGGCGCAGGCCGTGGAACCGGTACGGCACCAAGGTGCGTTTGCTGCCGCCGCACCGGTTGTCGCGCAAAACTGAAAGTATGAACCGGCTGATCAACGGGGTTTATACCGACGTGGACGGAATGCCGGTGGGCTACCGGGCAATACGCAAGGATCTGTTCAAGCATGATGTCGAATATGACGTGCGTGCGCGCGATGGCGCGGGGCGGCCGCGCGTGATCCATGTCTTTGACGGGCTGCCGGGCACGCATCGTGGCATTTCTCCGATGACGCCCGCGCTGCAGGTTGCGCGCCAGTTCGACCAGCTGGCCGATGCCACGCTGATGGCTGCGATTGTGCAAACGCTCTTTGCGGCAACGATCACGTCGGATGAGCCAACAGAGGAGGTGCTGGCGGGGCTGCTGACGCCACAGGAGCAAGCAAAGATGGCGTCTGAGGGTGTGGCCCCCATGGAGGCCTATATCGACATGCTGGCCGGCTTTTATGACGGGTCTTCGCTTGATGTTGGTATCAATGGCCGCCTAGCCCATCTGTTTCCCGGCCAAGAACTTAAGTTCCATACCAGTAATCAGCCTTCATCGAATTACAAAGACTTCTCGATGCACCTGTTGCGCGAAATCGCACGTTGCCTTGGGCTGACCTATGAGAGTGCGACGGGTGACAATAGCGGTGCCACCTATTCGTCCTTGCAGGCGGCAACGGCTGAAATCTTCGCCATCACCAAGGCGCGTCGTCAAAACATCATCGCGCCATTTTGCCAGCCGGTTTTTGAGGCGTGGCTGGAAGAAGAGATCGCCAGTGGCGGCATCGCGTTTCCGGGTGGCTATGAGGCGTTTCTGGCCAACCGGACAGCGGCCTGCCGGGCGGAATGGCGCGGGGCACCGCGCACTACCGCTGACGATCTCAAGAAAGCAAAAGCGCACGAGACTTGGAAGCGGCTTGGCGTGATGTCAGATGCGATGATTTGCAACGACAACGGGGTCGATGTTGATGATGTGTATCAGCAGCTGGCCGCCGAGCGGCTGTTGCGGGCCGAATACAACCTGCCTGAGCCGATGATGATGGGGGCCATGGGTGGTGGCCCACAAGCAATTGCAGCCAATTCAGACGCTGATGATAGCGAAGATATCGATGAGGCTGACGTTGATGAGGACGCTGCATAATGACCCTGATGATTGACGAAAATGACCCCTGCGCGGCCGCAAAAGCCCTGCGCGAGGTCTACTACCGGCTGATCGCGGGTCAGGCCGCAGCGACAGTGTCGTTCACGGCGGGCCCAACGGGCGTTTCCCGTTCGGCCACGTTCCACGCGGCCAGCCCGGACCGTCTGATGCTGGTTATTCGCGGCTTTGAGGAAAAATGCGCCGCATCGCAGGGCAGATCGCCACGCCGCCGCGCCATTGCAACAGGAGGTGTCCGTTGAGCGATCCACCCACACTCATGCAGGCGCCTGAGGGGCCCTCGCTGGCGCATATTGCGTCGCGGGTCCTGAACCGCCCCCTTTTGCTCCACCCAACCAAGGCTGAGATCATCTTGCAGGTTTTGCAGGGGCGGTTGCCGATGGACGGGGCCAAGATCGAGGGCCTGCGGCCTGACACAAACCAATTTCTGGGCAACAGATACGGCGAAGATGGGCGCGCGCGTAAATACGCGGTCGCGGGCGGCGTGGCTATGATCCCGATCGTTGGCAGCCTCGTCAACCGCGGGGCGTGGATCGGGGCTAATTCGGGCATGGTGTCCTATGAAGGCATTGCAGCACAGCTGCGCGACGCGGCCGATGATCCGGAGGTCACCGCTGTATTGCTGGACATCGACAGCCCAGGGGGCGAGGCGACAGGTATGTTCACCGTCGCTGAGCAGGTCCGCAGGCTGGGGGCGTCAAAGCCGGTCACGGCTTTTGTGAACGATATGGCGGCTTCGGCGGCTTACGGCATCGCGAGTGCTGCCAATGAGATCGTGGTCTCGCCGACCTCGATTGTGGGCTCGATTGGTGTGGTACTGACGCATCTCGATCGCTCAAGCGAGCTGGAGCAAAAGGGCGTCCGCGCGACGCTGATCTACGCAGGCGACCACAAGGTCGATGGGAACCCATTCGGCCCACTGTCCGAAGCAGTGCAGGCCGATCTGCAAACCGAGGTGTTGAAGTTTTACGACCAGTTCGTGGGCCTCGTCGCCCGCGGCCGTAGCGGCCTCACCGAACAGGCCATCCGTGCGACGCAGGCACGCACTTTCATCGGGCAAGACGGCATCGATCAGGGGCTCGCAGACCGCGTGGCCTCTCTTGACGACGTTCTGTCCAACCTCTCCACCATGGCCCTCGGGGCTGTCAAAACAAAGAAGGGATATGCGATGAGCAATCCAACCCAAGCTGCCCCGCAGCCTGAAACTGCGGGCATCACTGAAGCAGCACTCAGTGCCGCCGTTGATACCGCCCGCGCAGAAGGTGCGCTCGCTGGTAAGGCCGAAGCAACTGCGCGGATCAAAAGCATCCTGACCTGTGAGGTGGCCGCCGGTCGTGAAGCGCAGGCCATGGGCTTTGCCTTTGAAACGTCCATGAGCGCTGAGGAAGCGATCAAGGTTCTGGGCATGGCCCCAAAAGCATCATCTGTCGCGTCCATTGAAGATCGCGCTGCGCGTGAAAACGAGTTTGGTGGCGATGCATCCGGCGCCCGCGCTGACCCTTCGGAAAAGGTCAAGGGTGGCTGGTCGGCTGCCGTGGCGCAAGCAAACAATCGGTTCGTTTGAGCCACAACCAGATCTGAGGAAAAAACCAAATGACAGTTTTGATTGAGGGCCGGCACCCAGGCGAGTTCCTGATGACCGAGGCCAATGGCCAGCGTTCGCGGGAAAACATCACCATCGCCGGCGGTGCGGGCATGATTGCGCCGGGTACTCTGCTCGGCAAGGTTGCTGCATCCGGCAAGTTTGTGGCCTCAGCAGTTGGCGCGACGGATGGCTCGCAGACAGCTGTTGCTGTGGCGCTCTATGGATGTGACGCCACCTCTGCTGATGCGGGGATCGCTGCAATCGTGCGCGACGCTGAGGTGAATGGTCACGTATTGACCTATCACGCCGATCGCGATCAGGCCGGCGAAAAGGCATCTGCAAATACTGATTTGGCCGCTGTTGGCATTATCGTGCGGTGATCAACCGGTCGCGCGTGACAGGATGTCTTCCGCCCATTGGTTCAGGCTCTTGCCCTGAAGCTCTGCCGCACGCACAGCCTTTCGGTGTACGTCAGGGCTGACGCGGAACATCATTTTGCCTGAATAGGCTTTTTGTGGCTCTTTGCCGGTCTTCGCGCATGTGTCGAGATAATCGTCTACGGCTTCGTGAAATGCAGCGCGCAGGTCGTCCACAGTATCGGCATGAAAACCAATGCGGTCTGTGATCCCGGCAATGCGCCCCACGAGGATGCCATCATCGTCGTCGTACTCGATGCGGGCCGCATAGCCTTTGTAAGTCATGCTGTTTGTCATGGTGTCACCTTGATGCGTTCCAAAAAGTCACGGGCGTCGCGAACTTGATACCGTTTTGCTTCCTTGCCTGGATGCGGTCGGTGAAAAGTGACGATTTCGCCATCTTTTTCAAATCTTACGCGCGATCCACGCCCTTCGATCCGCTGCACGTCTGCAGCAAGTAGCAACCCCTCAATCGCCATCCACTCGATGGTGCCGGAAACCGGGTCGGTGAAAACAACGGCCAAGGTTTTGCGGTGCTTACTGTTCATGCCAGACAGACATACAGATGCTAGCACAAAATGCAAGCACTCTTGTTTCTGGTGTGGTCACATGACGCCAAACACTGAGAAGGACCTCCTATGTCGATACTTAACATTTTCAGCCAAGACGCATTCAGCGTCATGCGCCTCACGGATGCGCTTCGTGAGATCAAATACACGCCCTCGCGCATTGGCCAGATGGGGCTGTTCCAGACCACCAGCATCGATACGCTCGATATTGCCATCGAGAAGAGCAAAGATCAAAACAGCATCCTGGTCTCAGCCAGCCCGCGTGGTGGTACAGGCCAGACCTTTGGCAAGACCAAGCGCGCCATGCGCATGCTCAAAGTACCGCATTTCCAAGTGGATGATGCAATTTATGCTGATGAGGTCCAGCAGGTCCGTGCCTTTGGCCAGGAAGTGGCTGTCGAGCGTTTGCAGCAAAAGATCGCAGACCGTGCGGCTGAGGCCAGTCAGTTTTTCGCGCTGACCGAAGAATATCACCGGCTTAATATTCTCAAAACCGGCCAGCTTCTGGACGCGGATGGCTCGGTGCTGTTTGACTATTTCACCGAGTTTGGTGAAAGCCAGCAGGCGGTGGTGGATTTTGATCTTGATAACGCAGGTGCCACGGACGGCGCGCTGCGCAAGAAATGCGCCGGCGTTATTCGTCAGATGGCCAATATTCTGGATGGCTTGCCTTATACCAGCGTGATTGCGCTGTGCGGGGATGCGTTTTTTGACGATCTCATCGCCCACCAGGAAGTGCGTGATACCTACAAGGGCTATGCTGATGCGGCCTCGTTGCGCAATGCCTACATCAATTCGGGCAATTCCGGCATCTACGGCGCGTTCGAGTTTGGTGGCATCACGTGGATGAACTACCGCGGCGGTCAGAATGTCGGCATCGAGACCGATAAGTGCCATCTGGTACCTTTGGGTGTGCCAGGGCTCTTCCGCACGGTTTATGCATCAGCCGATTATATCGAGACGGTGAATACGCCCGGGCAGCGGCTCTACGGCAAGCAGTATGAGATGCCGAACGGCAAGGGCGTGAACCTCGAGTTCCAAATGAACGCGCTGCAATACTGCACCCGCCCGCGTGTGCTGATCCCGGGCAAGCGCACCTGAGGTTTTTGCGCGACGCTTGATGAAAGGACGTAAGCCGTGGCCTCCATGTTTGACGATCTTGAGGTATCCCTGTCGGGTGCTATTGGCGGCATGTTTTCGGAAGTTGCGGTTCTGCGCCCAAGGCTGCGCTTGCCTTATACTGCCGGTATGCGTGATCCGGGCCGCGTGTCGCATACAACAAAAGGTGTGTTCTCTGACGGCCCGGGCCTTTCGCCGATCAGCGGGGCAGGGGGCAGCTTTGGTGGCGACCGGATGTTGAATGCCAGCGTGGCTGAATTCTGGATTGGTCCCGCGGATGCGGGGCTGGTCC